ATCTTCATTGTATACAGGTGTGAGTTCTTGGAACGAAAGATTCATAGTCATAGAAATTGATGTGCCGTCATGATATGTGGCATAAGCACCATCTCCAGTATAAGTTGTAGCACAATTAGTTAAAGCACACATCTTAAATTGATTTAAGAAAGGATGCTTTGTTGATCCTTTCATATATTGAAGTTGGAATACATTTGGTGCCTTTAAAAATGAACTGTCTTTGTCAAATATAGGCATCATATTTTGTTTAAACGATCTTATAATTTGCTTTACTTCTCTACTTTCTTCTTGATTTCTGGGTGTAAATTTAAATAGGAATTGGAATGTTCTTACAGAAGGACCACTAAACAACATTTCCATATTTGGATTTATCACTTGTGCAGATTGTCTCATCATCAATTGTTCTGGACTTATACTTGCTCCTGCTACACCAACTGCTTTTGCTGCTATCCAAGAATTAAGAGCATTCTTTGTAGCTGGATTTGTAAGAGAACCTGTTAATTCTTTACCACCTTGAGCAAGAGCACCCATAAATCCTTTTATACCTTCTTTAGATTGTATAGCATCGCCAACAGCATTAATTCCACCAGCATAAAAATCATTTAGTTTACTTTCACCATAGCTAGTAGCATTTGTATCTGATATTGCTTGAGGGATTGGTAAAAGGATTGTTCCAAGTGGATTTGTAAGAAGGGTTTTAGGACCACCAACTAATTTACTTTGTCTTACTGAATCTGTGAGTATTGTTTTTGCGTCTTCTCCTGATCCTGTTGTAGTTGCTGAAAGAGTGTTAAGTTTTTTACTACCTCTTTCATACTTGATTATAGTAAATTTAATATGATCTTGATCTGAATCTATAAATTCGCTTGGATATCTTAAATTCTTTTTCTTTCCAGTACCAACAGATGCTTTAGTTGTAAAAACTTTCTTTGGTACTAACTGATCTAATTGTGCTACCATTATCGACCTAATTTATTATTTTAACTATTTAGACGGATAATTGAACCGAAAGTGAGCAAAGGGTATTCTTTCAAGATCATTAATCTCATCATTAGTTACTTCATAGAGTTGACCAGCAATTTCATTCCACGAATAACTTCTTTGTTGACCCCAATGAAAGTTAACTCCACGAAATCCCCAAGCATGAATATCAGTTACCGCAACCATAGGATTTTGATCATATTTAATGTTAGGAGTTTTGGGATTATAAACAAAAACATAGAATTGTCCCACTTCTGGTATGGGTGTTACCGTGTCATTAAGTGCATCCATTATATCAATCATCAAATCATCAGCATCTTCATGCCCACTTAAACTTTGTTTTATTGAAGCTAACCGACTCATTTGATACCTAGTTCTTTTTCAGTCATAACCTTAAATTCCCAACTTCTATCTTTACAAAAATTATCTGCTGCTTTCCACTTTGCTTGATTTTTAGCATACTCATAAACTTCAAAGAGATACCCTTTTGTTTGTCTCTTGGGTTTTTTGGGTTTCATTGTCTGCTTTAGAGGTTTCACCTCAATTAACATTTTTTTAACTTTTCCTGTATTTTCTTTTACTTTAACATAGAAATCTGGAAAATATCTATGTACTCTTCCATCAACGGGAGAACGATATGGGAGTGCTATTTCCTCACTATTCCACTCTAATATATTAGCATTAGAGTCACAATACATCATAAATTTGCGCTCCCACAATGACCTGTATATAATGTTTGTTGGATCACCTTTATACTTATTAGGAAGTCTTGGTTTATATTTACCTTTATATGACATCTAAATAGTTATTATTAAACCCTATCGACTATATTTAGATGGCATCGATAATTCAGGACTTTAAGAACGATATTCTTAATAAGAGGGATTTTACGAAATTATCCCTTAGTAATCAATATCAGGTTTATATCTCAGGTATTAATGCTGGATTGAGAAGTTATCTCCAGAAAAAGCATGGAGTAAGAAATTATTGGATTAATGAAAATGTTGGATTAATGTGTAGTGAAGCAAATCTACCAACAAGTTCCTTTGCTACAGCAGAAGTAAAAGATAATTACATGGGTATTAGTCAAGAGTATGCTCATACAAGATTATATACCAATACTGATTTTACTTTTTATGTTGATAAAAATTATAGAATGCTTAGATTTTTTGAAGGATGGATGGATTATGTTGCTGGAGATAATAATAATCCATTAGATGAAGAGGATAGTAGATATTTTAGAAGATTCAATTATCCATTAGGTAAAGATGGATATAAGAGTGATAATATGACTATCACTAAATTTGAAAGAGATCCAGCATGGAAACGTTATACCTTATTAACTTATAAGTTTTGGAATATGTTTCCAAAATCAATGACACCTGTTCCTGTTACCTATGGTCCTGCTGATCTAGTAAAAGTAACCGTAACATTTGCATTTGATCGTTACATAGTGAAGAAAACTACTAGAAGAGGGGATGGTTCATTAACAGAATCTCCTATTGGTGACTTCAATCAAGATAATGCGATTCCTAATTTTGATGAAGGTACAATAAAAGAAAAGAAAGGAGCATTCAGTCATTTTGCTGGTGGAATTGGCGGTTCTGGTGATGCTTTAGATGGAGCACTCGGTGACTTTACTCCACCTGGAAGTAGTGCTCCTTTAGGTGGTGCTTCATCCGGAGGAGGAAGTTTCGCATAACCCTTATATATAATACTACTGATTTGTAATAGCACATTATGCCTTTACCAAAAATTAATACCCCAACTTATGAGTTGGAATTACCTTCTAGTGGAAAGAAAGTTAAATACCGTCCATTTCTAGTAAGAGAAGAGAAAATCTTAATAATGGCTCTTGAGTCACAAGATATGAAGCAGATTGCGTCTGCTATTTCAGATGTTCTTAAGTCTTGTATTATTAGTAGGGGAATTAAAATTGAAAAATTAGCAACGTTTGATATTGAATATTTGTTTTTAAATGTCCGTGCTAAATCTGTTGGAGAAACTGTTCAAGTTAATGTAACTTGTCCTGATGATGAAAAAACAATGGTTGAAATGGAAATTGATATTGATGCTATCAAGGTTCAAACAGATCCTAAACATGAAAAGATAATTCACTTGGATGATAACTTATCTGTTGAGATGAATTATCCATCATATAAAGAATTTATTGAAAACAATTTTGAGTTTGACGGTGATGTTAGTAATGTTGATCAATCCTTTAATGTAATTACTTCTTGTATAGGACAAGTCTTTAATGAAGAGGAATCATGGTCTGGTTCTGATTGTACGAAGAAAGAATTGAAAGAATTTGTAGAGTCTATGAATTCAAAACAATTTAAGGATGTTGAAAACTTCTTTGCTACAATGCCAAAATTATCTCATAAGATAAAGGTTAAAAATCCTATTACTGAAGTTGAAAGTGAAGTAGTATTGGAGGGATTAGCATCTTTTTTCAGTTAGCTCTGGCACATGAAAATTTAGAGAATTACTATAAGGTTAATTTTGCTCTCATGCAACACCATAAATATTCATTAACAGAGCTAGAAAATATGATACCGTGGGAAAGGGAAATTTATGTGACTCTTTTACAACAGTATATTGAAGAAGAAAACTTAAAACAACAGCAAAACTAAGTGGCAAAAGTCAAAGTAGTAAAAGCACCCAAGTTAAATAAAACTAATATCAAATCACCAATTGGTAGTCTTGGTGGTGGATCGGTTTTAGGGGCTCCTGCTGGTAAGAAATTTAAATCTTCAACTTTAAGTAATCAATTTGCGAACCAACCAGTTCTTCAAGCACCAAAAATAGATAAATCTCCTGTTAATACAAATCCTATATCAGGTGTATCACAAACTTTAGCAGAAACAAATTCTATTCTTGTAGAAATACAGAATCAATTAGCACTTGATTTTGCCGATAGGATAGCAACTGAAGAAGATGAAATAAAAAAATTAAAAGCGCAGAAGAATAAAGCGAGACAATCAAAGGCAGCAAGTAGTTTTGGATCTGCGACTGCGTTAGGTGCTTCTGTGGCAGGACCTAAAGGTGCTGCTATTGGCGCACTTGTTGATGTTGTTAAGGCTATATTCGGACCATTTATAGAGATTTTTAGTAAAATAACAAGTTTCTTTGCTATAGTAGCTGGTGGATTTATTGCTAATCAGGGAATAGATTGGTTATCAAAGAATTGGGAGAAAGTTTCAGGATTCTTCAATTGGTTGGGGGAATATGGACATTTGATCGTTAAAGGTCTTATGTTTGGTATAGCAGGTGTACTTGGATATAAACTTGTAAAAGGTGTTATAAAAATTACTAGGTGGGCTATAAAAGCTGTTAAAGCAATACACCGAGGATTTAGACTAGCACGAGTTTTCATTAAGAGAACTCTGCCGAACCTCTTTAAGAACGCATCTAAGGGTATAAGTGGTGGATTGAAGATGATTAAAGGGGCTGGTAGTGGTCTCTTTAAAGGTGTTATGAATATTGGTAAGAGTGTAGGTAAATTTGGTAAAAATATAATAAAAGGTGGTGGTAAGAAAGTAGTTGCCAAGACAGTAACTAAGTCAGTAGGTAAAGGTGCTGCTAAAGGAATCTTGAAGAAGATTCCTGTTATTGGATTAGGTTTAGGTGCTATCTTTGCTATTCAAAGAATATCTAAAGGTGATTGGTGGGGTGCCTTAATGGAATTAGGATCAGGTGCTGCTTCTATGATACCTGGTGTTGGAACTGCTGTTTCTGTTGGTCTTGATGCTGGATTAGTAGCAAAAGATATTCATGATGCGAAGAAGGGTGATGTTGAAGGAGGAGATGTTGATGAATCAGCAAAAATTACACCAAAAGATAATTCTAAAACTAATCTATCAAGTTCAGTTAAATCTCCAGATCTTAGCCCAGTAAAACGTAATACTGGTGGTATTGTTAATTTCCCAACAGCAGAAGTTGGTGGTGATGATAGTAATACTGTTGCTGGAGCAGCAAGTGGAGGAGATTCAATAGATTCTTTGGATCCTGACGATTTCACAAATTTCTATATTGATGTTAGTAGGGATACGTATGGGGTGGTAGTATAAGATGTCAGCAATACAAGAGCAATCAAAAAAACTTAAGATTAACGCCACTAATATTAAGAGTGTATTGACCCGTAAGAGAAGAGTATTACATAATAAGAGAAGGATTAAGGCTAGATTAATTGATGTTAATCTTAAACAACAAAAACAAGCATTACGGGCATCTGGTTCTGGTGGTGGTTCTGGTGGTGGATTAGGAATGGGAATGCCAGGACTTGATATTATGGGTATGGGGTTGAAATTTATTAGTGGAGTAATGAAGTTTATAGGAATTCTAATAGTTGGGGTTCTTATTAATAATATACCTGCTATTGTAGCTACGGTAAAGGGTGTTTGGAAGTCAATAAAAGGAGCAGTAAACTTAACGTGGAAAGTTATAAGGGTTGTTGGTCGAACTATGGCAAGATTTGGTAAGTTTGTTGCTAATCTATTCAATCTTGGTAAAGCAGATGAAAATGTAAAAAATATAGAGCAAAATAATGCTGATCTTCAGGAGACTGCTGGTGAAGTAGAAGAAATGCTTGGACCTCTTGATGAAGAAGATTTATCTATGGGAGAAGAGGAAGAAGGTAGTGAAGAAAGTGAAACTGAAGGTGGAGATGAGGAGGCTACTGATAAACCTGCTGAAGTAAAACCTGCTACAACTTCAACTACACCACCATCAGCAGAAAAAGCAAATGAAGCAGGAACTGGAGATAAGTTAGTAAAAGAAAAACCACTTCCTAAAGAAGA